GCCGTCCTGAGCGCGACGCATTGTTTCAGCTTCGGCGAGACGTTGCGGCTATGGCAACAGCCAGTGCGCATCCTGCAACAGATTGATGACGGTAACGACCACACCATTATCATCGTGGATCGGAACTTCCCGGTCTGGGCGGTCGTCGGCCACATGCCCAAAGTGGGCAGCTCCATACACATCTTGGGTAACCCGGGCGACCTGGCCGAACTGTACCGGCATGGCTATGTCGCTGGCGTCGAGGACGTAGAAGGCAAGCTTTGCATCCTGTACGACCTTCGTGGATGGTTCGGGGATTCCGGCGCAGGGATCTTTGATAATAACGGCCATCTGATCGGCGTCATCAGCCTCATTTACACCTTAGACGATGGACGCGGGCAGCTCACGATGATGGGCGGATTCCCGCTGGCATTCACGGCCGAACAGTGCGGCGAGGCATTACGGGGTTCTCCGCGTAACTTTGCAATCGGCACTCAAAACTATCAGGTCAGCGCGAAATGAGCTTCCTTCTGCGCTGGTGGAAGCCTATAGCCGTGATCCTTCTATCTGCCGGCCTCTACTTCGGCGGCATGTACCAAGGCCGCCACGCCGAGGTGCAGCGCCAAGCCGTCAAGCACTCCAAGCAAGCCGTCAAGGATCAAAAGGCCGTAACCAAGCGCGCCGAGGTTCGCAGCCATGTTGAGTAGGAAACACAGAAGCTACCTGACGCGCCTATTCAGCGTATTGGGGATGCTGATCCTGCCACTGCTGCTGGCAAGTTGCGCGCCTGGTCACGAGACAAAGCCAAGTAACGGCTGCGAGTGGGTTAAGCCGATCTACCCAAGCGTGAACGATCGGCTCACGGATAGCACGGCTAAACAGATCCTCGATCACGACGAAACCGGCAAGACCATATGCGGGTGGAAACAGCCATGACCCTATTGCACATTTGTGCCGAAAGACCGTGAACGGTAAGGGATCAGCCCCGCGTCCTTTCAGCGTGGATAGGGCGACATTTGCCAGCAACTGGGATGCAATCTTTTCGGGGAGTGGCGTAATGGGCAGCGCGGCGGACTCTAACTCCGCAGGTTCCGGCTCGGCTCCGGACTCCCCTGCCATTTACATCAACGCCGATACTGGCGAATAGGTTACAGAAGATTGGTGGCCTAAAATAACAACTGGGTGACGCGCAAGCAGCCCGAGGAATGAGATATGGGAAGGCCGACAGACTACCGGGAGGAATACTGCGAGACCGCTATCGATCTTGGTAGGCAGGGCAAGAGTCACTGCTAGATTGCCGCCGAGCTGGATGTAGCCCGGCAGACTCTGCATAACTGGGCAGATGAGCATCCTGAGTTTTTGGACGCAATCACGCGAGCAAGGGACTTGTCTCAGGCGTGGTTTGAGAACAAGGGTCAAGAGGGTCTTGAGAAGCCCGGATTCAATGCCTCGCTATGGGCCAAGCAGGTTAGCTGCCGATTCCGCGACGACTACACGGACAAGCAGCAGACCGAGCATTCCGGCACGCTGACCGGCCTGACGGTGACCTTTGTCAAGCCCGATTGAGTTTCCCGAGAAGCTTCAATGCCTGTTTGGCCCGCAGCGATACACAGTCCTGCACGGCGGACGAGGGGGCGCTAAGTCGTGGGGCGTCGCAAGGTCATACCTGATCCGTGGCGCCGAGTCGAAGCGTCGCTTTCTCTGTACTCGCGAAGTCCAAAAGTCCATCCGCGATTCCGTGCACAAGCTGCTGAGCGACTAGATTCAGAGCCTCAAGCTTGGCGCGTTCTACGAAGTCCAGCAAAACATCATCAAGGGTGCGAACGGGACCGAGTTCCTGTTCTCTGGCCTGAGCGATCAGACGGCGGAGTCAATCAAGTCATTCGAGGGTGTCGATGACGTATGGGTCGAAGAGGCCCAGGCTGTCAGCAAGCGGTCATGGGACATCCTGATCCCGACGATCCGCAAGGATGGCTCGCGCATCACGGTCACGCTAAACCCCGAGTTGGACACGGACGAGACGTATGTCCGGTTCATCGAAAACCCACCGCCCGATTCCGTGGTGGTGAAGGTCAACTACGGCGACAATCCGTGGTTCCCTGACGTGCTTGAGGCTGAGCGGCTACATGCACTCGCTACGATGCCGAAGGCTGACTACGACAACATTTGGGAAGGTTTGTGCAAGCCCGCCGTCACTGGCGCGATCTACGCCGACGAGATTGCCAAGGCGCAGGAAGAGGGTCGCATCGGCCTGTTTCCGTATGACCCAGCGCTCAAGGTGCACGTCATCTTCGACCTGGGCTGGAACGACAAGATGGCGATTGGTCTTTGCCAGCGCCATATCTCCTCGCTGCGCCTGATCGAGTACATCGAGGTTGACCACAAGACGCTCGACTGGTGTTCGGCGGAGCTGAAGCAAAAGAACCTCAACTGGGGGCGGCTCTGGCTGCCTCACGACGGCGCACATGGCGACTACAAGACCGGAAAGAGTGCCGAGCAGATCATGCGCGAGCTGGGTTGGGATGTCGGCATTGTGCCGATCCAGCCAGTCGAGACGGGTATCAAAGCGGCCCGCATGGCATTCGGGCAGCTCTACATCGACAAGGCCAAGTGCGAGCGCCTGATCCAGTGTCTCAAGCGTTACAAGCGCGGTGTTACCGTGTCTACCGGCGAGCCCGGCGCTCCGGTCCATGACGAGTGGAGCCATGGCGCCGACATGTTCCGCTACATGTCAAGCGTGGCGCCCAAGATGGTCAACGAAGACATGCGCCCCATCCAATATCACAGGCTTACCCGCTAATGGCATACGCGTCCAACAAGGCGTCAATCAAGCACGAGAAGATGACGGACGACGTTATCGAGCTTGCTTGTCGCAACGCGCTGGACAACAGCATGGGTGGTCCGGGCACCGAGATTGCCTAGCTGCGTCTGCGCAATTTGGAGTACTACAACGCTGAACCAACTGGCGAGCTTGCGCCGCCTGAGATTGACGACCGCAGCGATTTTGTAGCCACGGACGTTGCGGATACCGTCGAGGCAATGCTCCCGCAGATCATGAAGCCGTTCGTTACGGATGATGAAGCAGTGGAATTCCAAGCGCGCCGCCCCGGTTCTGAGCCTGTCGCATAGCTCGCCACGGCCTACGTAAACTACCTGTTCTACACCAAGAATGATGGTGTAGGCGTCATGTACGACTGGTTCAAGGATGCGCTGATTCAGAAGGTCGGCTTCGTCAAGGTATGGGCTGAGGAAGAGTTCGAGGATATCCAGACCGCCTATTCCGGCATCACGCAGGAACAGGTGGCGATGCTGCAGCAATAGGGCTGGGAGCTTGACGGCGAGCCGCAGCAGGAAGATCCGCAGGCCATGCCGCAGCAGTTCGGGCCAGACGGGCAACCGATGCCGCAGCCGCCGCAACAGCCGACGCTCACGGTCAACCTGAAAAAAGAAGACAAGCGAATGGCGGTGAAGGTTGCCGCCTGTGCGCCGCACGAAGTCCGTGTGGACGCCAATGCACGCTGGGGCGATGAGCCGGCGATGATTGCCCACGTCTATCCGCGCCGTAAGTTTGAGCTTGAGGAAGAGGGTCACGACCTGTCCGACATAGGTCAGTCCGGCAACGATTCGCGGTATGACAGCGAGACGCTGGCCTAGCTTGGGCTGAATGCCGACTACACAGGCGTCGAGCCGCACGAAAGCCACAAGCTGTACCAGTGCAGCGAGGTCTACATCAAGCTGGATGCGGACGGTGACGGTATCGCCGAATGGCTGTGCTGCCACATGATCGAGCAGAAGCTTGTGGAGTGGGAGAAGTGCGACGGGCATCCGTTCGTGTGGATCTGCCCGATTCCTCGGCCGCATGCGTTCTTCGGTGACTGTCCGGCCGACATGGCACTGCAGCCGCAGAAGCTGCGCACCAACGTAATTCGCGCCATCCAAGACAACATGATGCTGTCCGTCAACCAGAGGACGTACATCAATCTGGATGCCGGCGTGAACATGGACGACTGGCTGGAAAACCGGCCCGGTGGTGCGGTGCGCGGTCATGGCCCGGCTAACACTGCGATTCAGCCCATTGTGCAGCCCGCTCTCGGCGCACCCGCCTACGAGTTCAACGAATGGCTAGAAGGTTGGAAGGAGAACCGTACCGGCTTCACACGCTACTCGCAGGGCATGGACTCGGACAGCCTGAACAAGACGGCGACCGGCGTCAGCATCATCACGTAGAAGGCCGATATGCGCATGGAGCTGATGGCTCGCATGTTCGCGGTCGGCATGAAGGGCCTGTTCTCCAAGATGCTGAAACTCGCCGTCCAGTTCCAGGACAAAGCCGAGATGATGCAGGTAAACGGCTCATGGGTAGCCGTGAGCCCATCCGAGTGGAAGGATCAATTCAACACCACGATCAAGGTTGGCTTGGGCACGGGCAGCAAGGAACAGCTTGCTGCGCGCGTCATGGGCTTGATGCAAGTCCAGATGCAGGCCGCGCAGTTCGGCGTCGTCACGCCCGCGCAGATTGCCGAGACCGTCAAGCTGTATGTGCAGGCGGCGGAGTTCAAGGAGCCGGAACGCTTCGTCAGTCCAGAACCTTCAGGCATGCCGCCGAACCCACAAGCCTTCCAGCAGATGCAGCAGCAGCAGCAGCAGCAGATGGCGCAGGCGAAACAGCAGCTTGAGCAATTGAGTCAGGAGAACGGCCAGCTCAAGCAGCAGAGCGCCCAGCAGCAGCAGGACGCATCGCTGAAGCAGATGGAGTTGGAGCAACGCGCACAAGCCGCCGAGGCCAAGCACACTGAGACGGTGGCGAATATCCAGCTCAAGGCCGCTGACATGGCCCGTAAGGAGCGTGAAACACACATGTCTGGCGTGCAGGCGGCGCACGACATGGCGCACAAGGATATCGACGCGCAGCAGAACCGGCAGATTTCCAGCTTGCAGCAGCAGTTGGATGAACTGAAGGCCGCGATGGGCCAGAACGAGGCCAGTGAACAGGAAGGCGGCGAATGACCCCCCAAGAAGAATTGGAACGCGGCCAACTTGCCGCCGACGTGCTGTCTAACCACGTCTACGTCGAGACGATGGCGCAGATTCGGGATGAGATTCTGGCGCGCTGGCAGATTGAAGCCGACGAGGCGAAGCGCGATCACCTGTGGCGCATGATCCAGTGCCACAAGCGGCTGGGCGACGTGTTGGAACAGACGATGATCACCGGCAAGATGCAGCAAAAGGCCATCCAGGCCGAGCAATCCCGCGCCGAACGGCTCAAGGGGGTATTAAGCAGATGACTGAGGCTGCAGCATTGCAAGCGCAGCGCGACAGGGATTTATCGCGAGAGTATATGGCTCGACGTCAAGCAGAAGGCATGCGAGCCATGACGCATGAAGAGATGGTGCAGGCGCAGATTCTGGCGACACCTGGGATGGTCCAGCGTGGCGAGTACACGGCGCTGGAACTTGCAGGCATGCAGAATATATGGAGAGCACCAGGCGCCGCGTGTGAGCCTGAGAGGGCGATAGTCAAACGGCACTCATGGCTTCGTCGGCTTAAGGGCGTCTTTCAGCATTAATTTCATGACCGCAGAGCTGGTTGCTGCCCTGCCTACGGGTGGGGACTGAGGTTCGATTCCTCATGGTAACTTCGGTTCGATTCCGGACGCGGTCGCTTTTTAACCACAGAGGCATGAGCATGTTTGTACTCATTCCATTAGGTCTCGCCGTGGCATTGGCGAATTGCAAGAACTCACAAAACAAGTAACGGAGATACAACATGGCAGGTGACGCAGCAATGCAGCCAGCCGATAGCGCAGAGTCGCTCTCGGATCTTGGCGGATTTATCGACAAGTCTGAGGAAGTCGAGGGCGAGGAATTGGAAGAGGAGGGGGCGCCGGAAGGTGAGGAATCCGAGTAGGAAGAGGAAGAGGGCGAAGGGGGTCAGGAAGAGGCCGAAGGCGAGTCCGCGAAGACGAAATTCACCATCAAACACGATGGCAAGGAAATCGAGCTTGAGCTGACGCCAGCCGAACAGGTCGAAAT